CTTGGTCTGCTGGATGACAACCGGATACAAAGCCCGGTCTTCTTGGAAAAAATTACCTTGAATAATGCAGTTTTTTGCGCCGGTACCCGCGAGCGTCCCGAGACTAATATACGCACCACCAGTGACACTGTTCGTGCGCCCCGCAGTCGGCCTCGCCCCCACGCTAAACCCGTACCGTTCCGAAAACGGGCCGTAAGGTTCAATCGTAGTTTTGTAGCAATTTTTGAACGTGTTATTTCTAACAGTCAAATTGTTCGCAGCGGTCATAACCAACCCCTCGCTACCAGAGGCTTCTATATAGTTGTTTGCAATCAAAAGATTTTTTGCGCGTCCGGCTTCGATAGCATTATTTGTAATATCCGTTATCGTCCCATTTATAATAGTATTGTCTGTTACTTCAGCATAGCCGCCGTTATAATTTAAGTTTTCGTTTATGTATACCGCGCTTTCAGAATAACCGTCAATGTAGTTATTCTGGAACTTGCCCCCTTTTGTTGGATTAAAGAGGGCCGCTGAACGCTCAAGATTTCGGAATGTGCAGTTTCTAATAACTATATTTTCTGCGTCTGTGAACGCGGGTATTGGAGTCACTGGGTTGCCAAACGCCGACGTGTAAATAGCGTGATACGGCCCATCGTTCTTTCCGACCTGAGTAAATTGACACGATTCAATCGTCACGTCTTTACCACCTTGTTCTGTGATTGCGCGTCCCACATGATTCTGAAACACGCAGTTGGCGATTGTCGTCAGTTGCGTAAGCTCTACCGCGAATAGACTTGACTGTGTGGTGTAGTTTGCGTTTCTGCGCCCCACGCTTGGGGTTGTGAGCAACGCAATGTCTGCGTACCCCCCACAAGTAGTAACAGTGGGCGCAGAAGCGTATCCCACTCCACCATTTGAGATCGTTATAGCCGTTATGGTGCCGCCACTAATGGTCGCAAACCCGGAGGCACCGATGGTTGGAGAGCCTCCAGTAAATTTCAACAGCACGGTATCCGGCTGATAGGGATAATCCGGGTGCATATTCCAACCACTGCCGCCGTTGACAATCGTGATTCCGGTTACAACACCGCCTGTAAGCGTGGCTGTCAGGGAGACACCGCTGATACCAGAAGCTAGTGCCCCTGTCCCCATCACATAGTCAGCTTCGGGATTGGTAACAGCCACACCAGACGGAGTTTGAAGCCATCTTTGTGCAGGGAGATTGGCCCCGTCAAAAACAATACCTGTGACAGTCATGCCGTAAACGGTTCTGGTGGGAATAGACGAAGATCGTGCGCGGAACAAACTTGAGCCTTGCGGCTTGCTGGGCGCGGCCTTGAATATACTTTTACCCGGAACCCCAGTAATCTGGATTCCTTGGAGTATCGTAATGGTATCTGAAACCATATACGTCCCCGGCGGCACATACAACTCTTGGCCGTAGCTGGAACTGATGGCAAGCTGAATTGCGGCAGTGTCGTCTGTAACGCCGTCGCCAACAGCACCGAAACTCTTGATGTTGATCTGCGTGTTTATGGTACGCGCCGTCGCAGCGTCAATGACAGACTGCGCGGTGATGCGTAGCTCAAACCTAGCACCTGCGGCAAATCCTGCTGCCACAGTGTTCTCTTGCGCTCTTACGATAGTCAACGAATCACCAGCACGCGCAGTAACTTTGACAATTTCCTGTGTGCCACCGTTACTCGTTATCGTAGCGTAGAAATAGTCCCCAGATACTAACGTGGGAAACTTCGCGCCACCCCCAGTTGTCAACGCCACGCCGACGTCGGAGGCATTGATGGCGGTTGCAAGAGTGCTCAGAGCGTTATTGGCAAGTACGATTGGCATGTTCGTTACCTCAGAGCAACAAAAAATTTAAGTCAGTAAACTTGGACAGCATATTTTCGACTGTCACCCGCAACTCGAATCTACTGTTCGCAGGGAATGAAATCGCAAGAGTTCCTTCCTGCGCTCGGACAATCGTCATTGCATCATCGGTACGGGCTGTGACCTTTACGATCTCAAAATGATTGTTGACATCTTGGATTGTGGCGTAGAAGTAATCCCCAGCCCCGAGGGTAGGGAACAATACCCCACTCCCAGTCGATACAGTCAACGCTGTCTGCGTGCTAGAGACAGCACTTGGGATGAGCGTAGCAGCGTTGTTGGTCAGTTTGATTCCCATGTCAGGCTCCAAATGGTTGCATTCGCGCACGCATGGTACCGCGCATATTGCCGAGGTTGGCCCGCGCACGTCGCTCACTGGTCTGGTAAACGTACTGCTTGGCGTGATACGCAGCAAGCTCACGATCCGACCATGCTTGCCCCGGCAACACCAAAAGATGTTGGAGCGCCCCGTGCATGATGACTTCCTCAAGTTCATCGAACATCACTTCATCCATGCCGCTGGCACTGCGCTTGGGCTTGAGTGCCAAAAACATCCGACACCGGTATGGTTTGTCTGCGTTGGGCAGCGGCAAGATGATGTACTTGTCAGGGGTGATCTGTGTGATGGACTGCGGCGTACTGGCGTCCGCAATAATGGCGTCCGGCACCGTGTACGCTGACTGATCATTAAACAGCACCTCGTTGAACTCGGGTGTGCTGAACGTACTGATAGGTGGTGTCAAACTCCAAGCCACCGCCGGGTCTTCGCCACTGTAGAGGTCGGCCCACTTCGGATACAGTTCGATGGCTTTCTCCATCGTCAGGCGCTCCAGCGGACGGTCGTTAACCACTGCCTCAAACAGCACATGCACGTCGGTGTTGCTCGGTTTGTTGTAGCCGTACTCACTCACACCGGGCAACAAGTTGAACAGCGGTACTTGATACCGCCAGTACAGCGTGCGCTCGCACGTGCGGATGGCTGAATCGCGGATGTACTGCACGATGGTGGCGTGCGGGCACCCCGGCACAGAAGCCTGCACACGTGGTACGAGGGAGGCGAAGGTACGATCAGTCATATCAGATCACCTGTCTCGGGTCTTGCCCGCCTGCTTCAGTGTCAGTGATCGTGCGTGACTGCAACGACACACCGAGGCCCTGCACGAAAGAATCTTGGAACAACTTGGCACGACCTGAGTTAACGTGTTCGTTGTCGATGGACTCGGCTAAGAACACCACTCCGTCTACGACAATCGGGAAATACGCATCCGTAGGTTGCGCAATTTCTTGGTCAGGGCCGTACTCCGGCGGTGCTTGCGCATACTCCCCGACAAGCACGACCCCCGGAGTTGGGCGGGGGTATACAAAAAACTTGTTGGGGTTGCGCACATGACGCATGAAGTTCACCGGTTGCCCGGCTTCTTCGTTAAGCCAGTTTGGTGCTGTGCGGTCTAGGGTTTCCCGGTTAACCTCTGTGATCGCGGTACCGTTCTTGACTTGGAAGATTTCAATCAACCGGGTCGAGTCGGCAGGGCAGTTTTGCAAAACTATATTCGCCGTGGTCGTGAAGTCTGCGATCACAGCGAACAAATCAGGACGAAGTATCGCGATGCGCTTGATCGTCTGATTGACAAAGCCAAGCATCACCCCGTCGCTATAGCGATACGGCGTCTTGGTGTCTTGGATCAGACGACGCGCTTCAGTGATGACTTCGTTGGGTGTCATGCAGGCAATCCTCGTGAGGCTTCTTCAGCCAGTTCGGGAGGAGTATACGCCGGAGCCTCTGGAATGTCAGCAGTTGACAAGTCGAGGGCTGCCTTCTTTTTACGCCCAGTAGCCTTTGCCGCTTCCTTGGCGTCTTCGACGCGCTGTGCCGCAGCAGGCGGGATGAACCGCTCAGGGTACGCAACTTCCTCGGGTACGACTTCACATTCAGGGTTCTTTGCCATGATGGGATTGAAGTCATAGATAAAGCCATCGGCCTTGACTCGGATGTACATTTTGCTCATTTGTTCAACTTCTTCAGTGTCTGGGCCAAGCGTGCGCGTTGCCCCATTTTCCCCGGCTTCTTTGCTGCCGCAGCCAGTTTCGCGGCGGGGATTGTCTCCCCCTTTTTCACACCCATCGCCTCACGCAAGGCTCCGGGTTTTTTGATCGCGCCTGCGATCCAGTTCTTGGTTGCCATTATCGGTACCCCGCAGTTTTCTTTGCAATAGATTTTGGCTGGGCTACGAACTGTTTCCCCGCAGCTTTGCCAGCGCGTTTTGCACGTGTTGTTGCAGCGTACTCAGCAGGGCTAAGACTCTTAATTGCAGCTTCAGGAAGGTATCGTTCACCCGTGTCAGAAGATTTTTTACCACTTTTGGTTCTCCATTTTTGATC